TAATGCTGCCGAAAGGAAAGTAAATTTCACTGTTGGACATTAGAGTGACCGCCCTCTTCGGGTTCTGAACTGCGAACGAACAGTCCGAGGAACAAACGTCTTAGGCCGCGTTGCTTGGATGTGCTCAAGCCACGGGCGAATCTTCATCGCCATTTGATCGTTGAACATCGCTACTGCGTCTTTGTACGCTGCCGTGTTGTCAGAGAAACGAGCATATCCAACCATAAGCCACACAAGGGCATCGAGGAAGTGGTCAGGATAGAGCGATTTATCGGATGTCACATTTAACGTGGGCGGCAGCGGGATATGATCGACCGCAAGCGTAAATTGTGGATTCGACAAACCTGGAGTTGGGACAACCCCAATGTACCCGCCGCGAAGATAGTGCTTTGGGCGCGCATACGGCGTGTATGAGCTGTTCATAGGTATCGGGCCGCTTCCGGCCCCGGTTATTGGCACGTTTACAGTTGGGTAATTAGTTTGCTGAGTGTTCAACCACTGGGGGGACTGAACGGGTGACCCTTGAATTAATCCTGAGCTGTTATCGTACTGGAACAGTTTGTCGCCTTCTAAAGTTGGAATGTCTGTGCCGGGAAGTTCTTGCTTTGAACCGTCAGGGCCAACGATGTAAACGCGAAGAATTTTGATGAGTTCGGTTAGTTGGTACTCTTGTTGCCCGGGCACCGTGACAATAGTCTGGGTTGCTTCCGGGAAATCGACCTCGAACGCTAGTTGTCTCTGTGCGCGATTCGCCCAGTCGGTCAGAATGGCATTAGTAAATCGGCGAGTACTAGCCTCGCCGATTTGATTTCTAAAACTGTTTATTAAGTCGCCTAAAGTCATTACTTTGCCTGCTTTTTGGCTTTTTTCTCGGCTTTCGAAAGAAGACGATCATCCGCGCTTTGCTGCTTTGTTTTGGCCCGGCGAATTGGTGCGCGGACTTTCTTTGAAGCGGTGTTTGCAATCTTTTCTGTTGCCGCATTTCTCTTAGCGGTTCCGGCCGTGCTCTTCACTAAAGGCGCACTTTTCTTCGGCGTTATATTTTTCATAGAAGGAAGTGCTTTTCGTTCGCCGGTTGAAGCTAGTTGACGCATCTTTGCCTTCGGAAGCGGAATGCGTTCTTCAGCCTTTGGGACCATCCGTTGCATAAACGACTTTGCCCCCTCCAAGGCTTTTCCGGCAGCGCCGGTGATCGCCTTACCGGCTCCAGTCTCCGCAAGTGCCTCCGCGCCCTTAACGCCCATCGAACCGATTTCACTAAGCGCTTTACCGCCCGGTAACATCGCCGGGACCATTCCGAGAATCGCTTTATTGCCGCGCTCCGGGTCTCCACCGGTTCTTGCTTTTACGCCCTTTGCGTTTAATTTTGCGACTGTTGCTGTGTCGCCGGTTTCCTCGGCATGCACACGCTGGTTGTGATAGAAAGCCTTTTGCTGTTTCTCGTTTACTTTTGGCTTGTTATCGGCTTTTTTCGTAGCCTGTTTTGGCGCAGCTTTGACAGGAGCAGATTCGCTCTTTTGAGAAGGCGCAGAATAATACGCTTGCTTCTCCGGAGCTGCTTTCGGTGCTGCCTTCGGGGTAGCGACAGTATCGACCGGGCCGTCTTTCGGCGCGCCTTCTTTTTTGAGGTAGGGGTTGTTTTTGGGATCAAACTTCGATACCGACTTTTCGTCTAAGTACCCAAGCTTGCCGGGTTTTTTGCCTCGGCTACCGGTTGTGTCATCTACAGCCATGTTAGAAACTCGCTAACATCTGAAGCGTAACGGCCCCCGTTACAGGCACAGGCATGCCATCAATGACCGAAGAAACTGCGCGAAACGCCAAGGCGTTCGCCTTGAAGTGGCACACATTCTGACCGACTGTGTTTATTAGCGGATTAGACCACATCGCACTTGCTTCCGTGCTTGGGGCGGCTACGAGAAACCAGTTGTTTGCTTGCCCTGAGGCCGTCGCTGTATCCGTGGTGAAATACAGCGTAATCTGCAGACCTTGCCCCGTGCCGACGAGCCCGAGGGTGAACTCGCTGCAAGCGCGAATGAGGCTGTAATTGTGTTGCGGCGTACCGATGGGGCTGACAGAATACAGCAAGGGGCCTGAGTCCTGCCCCGCAGCCGTAAATGTGAATAGCCCTTCGCCGCCGTTGTTCCCGGTTGTAGTGCGGTTCGATCCCATGACAGCTCCTTAGATAAAGTTCTGGCCGGGGAGGAACCCTTCGTTGCGTTCTTCTGGCGTCATCGGGTAAACGTCGACGGGAACCGTGTAGGCGATGATTTGCAGCGTACCTGCGGCGGTGCCTGACGTATTCAAGCGAACCGTTAGCTCAGAGCATGCCGGAAAAATCGCATCGAAGGCGGCGGGGTACATGGTTGAAACCACGTCAGCTTGCACCGGAAGAACCATGTCGACCGGGAAGAGTGCTTGTCCGAGGGCAACAACTTGAGAAGGAACGACCGTCGAAATGTCTAAGGTGATTGCAGCGGGCACTACCCCGGCGGTACCGCCGGTGAGAGTTGCACCGGACGCCGTGGCGGTTCCGGCAGCACTTGCAACAGCAGCGGTGAACGTAACAGCGTTTCCTGCAGTTGAGTATACCTTTGTTTGAACGACAACAATGGCCCCAGAAGAGGAAGCAGCATACGAAGCTGCAAAAGTCGTGTTCTTGTTGAGCGCGCGGGCGATACCGGCGGCCAGGAGTTGTAAATTTCCGGCATTGCGGGCCGAGACCGTCGACTTGCTGCTGAAGGTGCCGATGTTAACGGTTACCGTGTCACCAATGGCGAACGTGCCGCCCAGCGTAACAGTTCCAAAAGCTGAACTTCCCGCAGTTTCATACGCTCCAGCGCCAGAAACTAGGTTCATCGAAACCGCGCCCGCAACTGCACCCGAAAACACATACGACAATGCAACGATCTTGTGGTTCAAGCCGAGCGGGTAACGAGCCTCAACAACTGTGGGGGCAACACTCGCAGCCAGGGTGATGGGTTGAAACACAATCGGAAACCAAGAGTTGTACCCTACGGAGTTTTGACGGCGACGTTTCGACTTAATTACAGACATGTGTTGCCCTTTACAGATTAGCGGCTCGGACTGTATCGCCGCAAGCGCATATTATGTCTTAAGTTTACCACATATTTAGAACATAATTCAAACAAAAAAGACACCCGAAGGTGTCTTTCCCGCTTTTTTGGGAGTCAATAGACTAGGCTTATGCGCCCGAACTTCCCACAATTCCGCGTGCATCCACGGCACCCCATACTGCGCGGAACTCGGTTTCTTGGATCATCGAGTTTGTCGGGTCGTCGACGTAGGAGCGTTGTTCGTCCCACTTTACGTCAGCAAAGACGGTGTGAGCGTCAGTGCCTGGGTCGCCTTTGCCTGCGAGCACGAACCATGGGAACGGGCCTGCCGGGTTAGCGGTCAAGTATTCAATCGGCATCGGTTGAATTGATCCGGCAACGACGTTGACACGGTTTTCATCCGAAGTCGGGTAGTAGCTTGACGAGAGGACTTCCTTAGCCGTTTGGTCAAGACCTAACGGGTAGATCAGTTGCTGTGGCGTGCGGTACGACTTGAGGCCACGGTCATCGGGAATATCGGCCATGAGGACGTATGCTTGCTGCAATGTGTCGGTGGTCAATGAGACATTACCGAGGAGGTTGCTGTAGCCGTTGATGCCGGGTTGTGAGCTTGCGCCGAGCAGCGGATGTGCAGCAGAGCAAAGCGGCTGACCGTCGCCGAGGGTTACAGCATTGTTGAACGCGAGGTTGAAGACGTTCCAGAACAGGAACTCTTTGGTTTGGTCCGAAGAGTACCGTAGTTGTCCGGGAAGTTTGGGGATGATGTGCTTCGCATCTTCGCGGGTCATCTCTTTGGTGACGATGTAGCGGAGAGCATACGACACGTAGGGGAACAGGCTGGGCGTGCCTTCTTTTGAGTAGTCAACCACCGGCACTGCGCCTTCGGTCTTCTCGCTCAAAGTGCCAAAACCGACGAGCGGCATGGTTTGGAAGAAGGAACGATCTGCGTCGCCCTTGTACATGTTGAAAACGCTGGGGTAGCGGAGCGGCTTAAACGGTGCCGAATTAGAATAAATTTTATCGAGCAGCTTAACCTGAGCGTTAAAGTAGGTTCTGGTATTGATAATTGATCCCATTTAAATTCCCCTTAAACCAAAGCCGCGCCGAAGAAGGTGACTCCAACCGATGCGCCCAGGTTGCCTGCGTCGTTGCCGACTGAGGCGAAGGGTCCGTTGGGTTTCGTGGTAATAACGCCGACCTTATTCGATGCGGTCGGGTCAAACACGTAGAAGCCGGTGGTGCCGTCGATAGCGATGCCGACTTGCGTTCCGATATTAGCTTGTTGTGCGCCGCCGGTTACCCAACCAGTGGTTGCCGTGAGGTTGCCGATGACGAGATCATCCGGCAAGATTTGTGCAACGAGGGTTTGTCCAGGAGACAACGGAAGGAGCGTGCCGACTTGAGAAATACCGAGGGCGTCGATCGGGCTGTACGCGCCGATGTTTGCTTCACCCCCGTAGTTGGCGCGTGAATCATGCGCCGCAACCCCAGCAATGCCAGCGGCTACGTTTGCAGCGGCAGGAGCGATGAGGCCACCGGCTAGAACAACAAGCGCGCCATCTAAGCACGTTGCAGAGGCCGAGAACGACCGCAACGGAACGACACCGGTCTGTCCTGCTTGAGATTGAACAATCGGCGTTTGTGCCGTATAGGTGATTCCAGGCATTAGGGGCCTTTCAATAAAAAAGGATTATCTTTCTTATCATATAATTTAAACACAATGTGGTCAAGCTTATAACACAAAAAGAACGCTTTTCAGCGTTCTTTAGGCAATTTGTTACTCTGGCGGTAACTAATTGGCTTCCTTTACCTCGACTTCGGCCTGGACACGTCCTCCGGTCTGGGACCGTAGTTGGTTGTTCAAGAATTGGAATGCGTCGTTGCGGACGGTCTTTTGGATGGCTATCGTTTCGCGCCACTTGTACAGTTCTTTGACGGCTTGCGGTTGAACTTCAACCAACACCACGTCGCGGACTTGCACGCACTCTTGTCCTGCCATCTTGTGAGTCGAGATCGGTGCGTCCATATCGTCCCGAAACTCATCAACGGTAACAATGCGATACATTTTAGACCGCACTTTACCCATGATCTCGTCGGACTTCTTGCAGTTTACCCACGCATAGACGCAGCCGGGGCTAGGATCTTTGAGAAACTTTTCGGTCTGAGAGAAGATTTGCGTATTGTCGCCGGGGCGAGCCGACACGTCTACAAGGTCTTCAAGCGCCATGAACTTACCGTTCGGCAAGGCCACGCGGATGGAGCTCCGCGTTTTGTGATCGTTGTCTTGCAGCGCCTGAACTTGTTCGGCAGCCGAAGGCGGAAGATACGGGTTATTTTTGCGTGCAGGCATTAGAGTTCGCCTTTCTTGTAGAGCTCGTGAAGGTCAGAATCTTTGAGACCTTGAGCTTTTCCAAGTTCCCAGGCGTACTTTTGTTGCTTTGAGAGTTTAAGCTGAACAGGCGTTCCGCCGCGACCGCCCGAACCTGCGAACGGCGGGGGGACGTTGCGCCGTGCGTTGTTCTTTTCTTGGGTTTCCGCCGCAAGACCGCGAGCCGTTGCGCGAATGATCTTTAGGTTATCTTCAAGTTTTGACGGGTCTGCCGAAGCTAGTTGGTCCTGTGTGAAGGCAGAAACCAGCTTATCAAATTCGGCTCTAGTGTCACTATCCATCCCAGATGTGGCAGCGTATTGGTTAATGGCAAAACGTGTATTCTGCGCCGCCACCGGGTATAGATTCCGTTTGTTCGCCTCTTCCGCCGTCCGTTGCCCCTGCATGAACACTTCAAGGAGAGCCTCCCCAGGATTCGAAGCGAACTTTTGGTTTAGCTGGTTTATCGCATCTTGCCGCGCTTGGTCGTTCGTTGACGGAAACAAGCTGCTTGGGGCGTTGTATGACTGTGTTTGTGGGACGGGGGCTGCCGGGGCCGCGTAGGGTTGATACATCGGTGCCGCAGAAGCCTTCAGGGCCTCGTTTTCGGCTTCTAGCCGGGCAAGGCGCTTCGATACATCGTCTTTATCAGACTTGTCGTTTGAGTCATCGCTTTCCGGGTAGAAGTTAACCGTTGTAGATTCTTCGTCATCGTCGGAGGGAACATCTAGCAAACGTAGAATTGGGTCTTCGTTGTCATCATTATCACTCGGATATAGGGCCACGATGGAACACCTCGTCTAACCATTCGGGTATATCCAGATCACATTCTTCGTAAGCTCTTGCGAATCCTGCATGAAGCTCTTGCATTGCTATGACAATTCCTCGGCGTTCCCCCGGGTCAAGCGTTGCATCTGTTACTAGCTTCAACACCCACGTTTTAAGCATGGGTTTGAAGCAAACGTCGAATAGGTGTTCAAAGGCTTGTGAGTCGAGAAACGACCGAGCGAAAGACTTGATTTCTCGCAAATCTATCACGGGTGAGGTTGTCCGGGCTGCGGCGATCCTTGGGGCTTCGAAGGTTCAACTTTAGAATGTTGCATTGCTGCCAGGGTCAGTTGCATTTGTTGCTGTTGCTGTGCGGCCTGAGCTTGCTGCGCTGCTTGCTGCTTTGCCTCGTCCTGTGTGCCGATGAGACGCGTTACTTCGGGAATATCGTACGTTTCGACAATCATCGAAGCCATGGCCCAGATTCGCTCCAGGTTACCTTGCATAAGCGGCGTTTGCATCAGGAAATTCGCCAGCATCATCATGTCATTGCGGCGATTCTCTTTGTCGAGCGGGCCGCCCATCCCAGCGATGCCGAGCGTGTAGTCTAAGCAAAGCACTTCCTTAGGGATGACAACTTTCTTGACACCCTGGCTTGATTGATCGACCGACTCCATCTGGTTTTTGCCGTATTGTTTGTAAAGATTATGGATATAGTCGAAAATTTCGAGCATCCATTCACGAACAAGGCTAATGACCATGTTCGTTTGCATTCCTTGGACCGCTGCTTGCTGTTGGGCAGCACGTGCCGATCTTTGCTGCCCGCCGCCGTTAATCGAGCCCGCAGGTGGGTTTCCGGCTGTTTGTGGGGCACCTGTGATGCGCGAGGCGTATTGGATAAGCATTTGTTCTTCTTGCATGTTTGCAGGAGGAACATCGGGCAATGGCAAGAAAGCAACAGAGCCGGGCTTGCCGTCGATCACGGTTCCGGGTCCGATGCTCATCTCTTCGCCTCGGATTCGGACCCCGGATGGGTCTTTCATAACGGTTGGGTTCGTGGCCCAATCGAGAAGGTCAAGGCGGCTGTTGTGCTGCGCGTTTATCTCATCGGACAGCCCGCGAAGGCGTTCGACAAGCGAAAACCCGTAAAAGCGGTTCGGACGAGGAAACACCGCAAGCGGCTTGAACGGGCGGCCTTGCCAATAGGGGAACGGGCAATACGCCACGAGCATGCGCGAGCGGTCATGCACCCAAAGCATGTTCTCTTCAGGCACACCGTCGCCGTCGAGGTCGTATTGGTTCGTGTAAATAACCCAGATTTCAACCGGGCCTCGGTTCATCTTTACGCCATCGGGTGGGGCGACAGCAACGTCGACCACATCAATGCGATTATTGATCTGATACGTGCTTGTTCCTTGTCGGTCATAAGACAGGTCTCCCTGTGCTGTTGATACGAATGATAGAACTTGCTCAACACGTTCCGCATCGGCGATACCTGCCTTGACGAGCTTGAGAAGGTCTTGCTCGCCCATGTACTTTTTGCGACAAACGGCGTCCGCCGAGTCGATGGTCGTAGAATACGCTGGAATGAGAAGAAGGTCACGTAGTTCGACCGTCTCAAGGCGCGGAGCATCGTATTTGACCATTTTGATGCGCTGTTTTTGCATGCTCATGTTGCCCTGTTCGTCGGGGACTTGAGACATGATATCGCGTTCGGTTTCGGTTAGGTCCCACAATATTTCCGTGATTCCTACGCCGTCGCGGGCTGATAAATGGATACCTGAGCGGAACGCCGACTGCCACTTGTTTTTGACGTACTCGCCGTTGTAGAACTGCTCGACTTGGTGAGCGTAGCCTTGAGACTCTGGGTCGTTACCGCGCACGGAGAACGGGCGCGGCAGAATCGCCGAGCCCGCGATACGTGAAACAAACTCTTCTAGTTCCGATGGGATGAGCGGAACGCAAATGTTAGCCGCGTTTTCCCACGGTGCGTCGCGGTCACGCTCTTCAATACGCATCTCATACATGGCGTTCCAAAGGTCTAGGCTGCGGTCAAGGGCTGACCTGTTGCCGAGGTTTATGTCGATTAACGTCATGGCCGTTTCGCCGAGCGACGTCCATACGGCCTCATCAATTCTGGGGTAAGGAAGCTCAACTGAGGACTCAGGCTCAAACGTCGAAGTCTCGTCGTATTTATTTTTAGACATTAGTAATCACCGATATCAGGCGTAGGAATCGTCGTTAATCTTGCAAGATTAACGACGTTGCCGGAAAGCGTACAGGCAAGAGCCGGGCTAACGGTCAAAATAAACGATACAGCAGCGCTGATAGTGTAGGTTCCGGGGCAGCCAACAAACGATATAACTTGTCCCGCTGCAAAACTTAAAAGCGCGCTTACAGTCACCGTGTTTGATCCTGAAGACCCTGTTGCCGTGGCCGTTGTCGGGGCAAATACAAGCCCCACCGTCAGCATGAACAGCGGCATCATCAAGACCCTCCGATGTTAAGAAAATTAGGATAATATGGGCATGTATTTGCATAAGGATGGGTTGCCGGTAAGTTCGCCTGCAAGCCCCACTTACACGCAAGATACCCTTCCACAAGCTGACGGGCACTTGTAGAAAGCTGAGTGTTATACACAAGAACTTCCTCGAGCGTTCCACGTAATGGGAAAGCACTTGTTGCTGTGCAAGTACCCCCGGAGATTGAAGCGCCGAGTGTGACAGGGCAGGACGAAGCTACAGCAACTGCAGCAGCATTGCTGCCTACCAGATTGCCGTTTGCGTACACGAAATTTGTTCCGCTAGCAGTCGCTAAGCCGTCGTAAATAGTGGGGGCAGTCGTCGAGGTCATATTTACGGCGTTGATACCCTGGTTGTATACAAAGGCTAGCTGCGTTGCACTATTTGGGGCCTGAAAGCTAATACGAGATCCGGCATTCGAGC